AGCTTTTCCGACCCCGCAATAAAATTTAAAATTTTTCATGCAGGAGGTGAATAATTTTGTCACTAATTGAACAACGAACAAAAAAGAATATGCAATCGTTGGGCATTTATAAACCTGAATTTGATATGACCATTTCAATTTATGCAAGCCTAGTTGAACAATATCAAAGCATTGAAAAGGATTTTAAACAATCGAAATTCAAGGTTGAAGAAAAAACAGGCTCAAATAATTCTAAGCGTTCCCCAATGGTTGCAACCCTTGAAAATCTTAGAAAAGATATTTTGAGTTATTCTAATCATTTAGGATTGACACCGGCAGGACTTAGAAAATTATCTGACGATATGAAGATTAAAAAGGCAGAACCGGCAAGCAAATTAGAAATGGCGTTGAATGCTTTTGGAACCTAAAAATTTAAAAAATGTAATGAAATATGCAAACGATATAATTAGCGGAAAAAAAATAGCGTGTAAAGAATTAATTCAATCTTGTCAAAGATTCCTTGACGATCTTAAAGACCCACGATATGAACTAAGGGCAAAAGATGCTGAATTTGTAATTCAAATCATTGAAAAAACTTTTGTTCATATAAAAGGAACGGCAAAAGGAAAACCCTATATCCTTGAAGATTGGCAGCGATTTATTGTTTATAATGTCGCTGCCATTTATTTAAAGGGAACGAGTGAACGCAAATATAAAGAAGCGTTTATTTTTTTACCCCGAAAAAATTCAAAGACCTTTTTTGCAAGTGCTTTAGCGTGGGCATTGTCTTTGCTAGAAAGACAATATTATTCGGTGCTTTATATCATAGCAACTAAATTAGATAGAGCCCTTGAAGCATTTTATAACATTCTCGAAAACCTTGAAATTATGGGCGAAAAGAAAAATTTTAGGGTGCTTGACAATAATAGTGAACATAGTATTTCACGTTCTTTTTATGGGACTGATGGGGAAAAAATAGGAGCAATAAAAATTCAAGCCCTTGCAAGTGATGCGAAAAAAGCAGACGGCTTAAACGGGAATATTTTTGTTCTTGATGAAATTCACGCTTATAAAAATGCAAACGAATATTTTGTTTATAAGCAAGCCATGAAAGCATATGTCAATAAACTTCTAATTGGAATCACAACGGCAGGAAACAATATGAATTCTTTTTGTTATCAAAGACTTCAATATTGTCAAAAGATTTTAAACCAAGAAGTTGAGGACGAACAATATTTTATTTTCATAACAAAGGCAGACAATGAAGAAGATTACACAAACCCAATTGAACACGAAAAAGCAAATCCAAATTACAACATCACAATTCGGGCGGCTGACATTATGGCTGAAGCCATGCAAGCCCAAAACGATATATCAGCACGGTCAGAGTTTTTAAACAAATCATTAAATATCTACACTAATACAATGACGGCTTATTTTGATTTTGCTGAAGTTCAATTAAGTGACGAAGAATCATTAAAAGACCTGAAAAAATTAATGAAGCTGCCAAACAATAAAGACCCTATTCCAATTGATGCCATTGCAAAACTACCGGTTCAATGGTTTGGGGGTGCCGATTTATCTAAAATGTTTGACTTGACCGGTGCTGCCGTTTATGGACGTTATGAAAATATTGACATTGCTATCACTCATGGTTTTATTCCAATCACTCAAGCAAGGGCAAAAGCTGAAGAAGATAATATACCATTTTGGTATTGGAAAGATAACGGTTGGTTGACCCTTACAAATAGTGAATTAGTGGACTATGAAGAAGTGGTTAAATGGTTCAAAGAAATGAGAAGCAAAGGCTTCAAAATAAAAGCGGTTGCTTTTGATAAATATAATTCAAGGGAATTTGTACGATCAATGGAAAAACAAAAATTTAAAATGACTGAAGCCGGACAGCAATTTTGGAAAAAGTCTGAAGCATTTAGAGAAATTGAAAGAAAGATCAAAGGCAAAGAATTCACCTATTTAACAAACAAGGCTTTTGAATATTGTATTTCAAATGTCAAAGCTACTGAAGATGCAGAAGAACGGGTAAGGTTTGAAAAAGTGGGCGACAACTTCAGAATTGATTTATTCGATGCCGTTGTCGTTGCCGTCAAAGAAGCGATTATTGCAAGGGACAAAAACAAGAAAATTGATTCTTGGTTTTAAAAGGGGGTGAGCAAAATTATATTTGGAAAAAAGAAAATGAAAAAAAGAGATTACAACCCCGTTGCCGTTTGGTTGACTGGTGAAGATGCAAAGAATTTATTGTTGCCGGCAGGTTATGCACCCGTTACAAAAAATGAAGAAGTTAAAAAGTGCATTCACAAAATAGCGGATCTTGTTTCTAGTATGACAATCATGTTAATGGAAAACAGTCAAGACGGTGATATTCGATTAAAAAATGAGTTGTCAAAGAAAATAGATGTTTACCCAAATAATTATATGGTTAGAAAAAATTTCATTTATAAAATTGTTTCCGATATGATCACGCATGGTAATAGCGTTGTCTATCCTGAAACCGTTGAAGGACTTCTTGACAATTTAATTATTTGGGATATAAACGGGGTTACTTATAACGGTGATCAAAAAAGTTATTCCATTCAATACAAGCTTCAAACTTTTGACCCCAATGAATTGCTTCACTTTGTTTTGATCCCTGATGATCTATTCCCGTTCAAAGGTCAAGGATTTGTTCCTATTGTGAGTGATGCCATTGCAAACATAGTACAAGCGACAACGACAAAAACCGGATTCCTTCAAAGCAAATGGCGACCGTCTTTAATTATTAAAGTTGAGAGCGATGCGGAAGGAATGCAAATCAAAGAAGAACGAGAAAAGATTTTAAATTCATATGTTGGTGATACTGAAAACGGTGAACCTTGGATCATACCGGCTTCAGAAATTGACGTTTCAGAAATTAGACCTTTATCACTTCAAGACCTAGCAATTCAAGAAAGTATTGAATTGGACAAAAAAGCGGTGGCAGCAGCTTTTGGGGTTCCTCCTTATATGTTAGGGGTTGGGACTTTTAATAAAGATGAATATAACAATTTTATTAGTTCGGTGATCATGCCCGTTTCAAAAGTCATTGAACAAGAATTGTCAAAAAAAGTTGTCTATTCACCGAAATGGTATTTCAAATTCAATTCAAAAAGTCTAATGCAATACAACTTAAATGAATTGACAACCCACGTCAAAGAAATGGTTGCCGGTGGATTGATCAACCGGAACGAAGGAAGAAACGCTTTTGACTATTCACCGGTTGCCGGCTTAAACGAATATGTTGTTCTTGAAAATTATATTCCGGTTGAAGATGTTGGAAAGCAAAAGAAACTTGATAACAACCAATAATGCTTTGAAGGGGGTGAAAATTAGAGTGAGAACGGAACAAATGAATAAACGTGATTTTAAAACCCAATTCAAGATCACAAGAGAAAAACTAAACCCTGATGAAAAAGTCATTGAGGGCTATTTTGCATTGTACGAATCAGAAACAGAATTATTTCCAAACACTTTTGAAATTATTTCAAAAGGGGCTTTTGATAACACGCTGAAAAATGATATTCGTGCCCTTTGGAATCATAGCACCCAATATGTATTAGGCAGAAATACAAGCGGTTCATTAGAATTAAGGGTTGATGAAAAAGGTTTATTTGGAATAATCAAGCTACCCAACACGCAATATGCAAACGATCTTTTTGAATTAGTTCAAAGGGGTGACGTTGACCAATGTAGCTTTGGTTTTAATATCTTGAATGAAGATTTGGAAGAATTAGCTTCAGGCGGTTATAGGTGGCGAATAAATGAAATTGATTTACATGAAATTTCAGTTGTCACGTTTCCGGCTTATGAAAACACAAGCGTTCAAGCAAGACATAAACAAGTAGAACAAATTGAACAAAGAAAGCTGCAAGAAAAGAAAGATAAATTGACTAAAAAAATCAAGGGGTTGACAAAATGTTAAAGCAATTAAAAATTCAAAAGTCGCTTGAATTGAAAAGAGAAAAATTAAAAGAGGTTCAAACAAAAGCGGCTGCCGTTTTAAAAAGAAGTCAAGATGCAGAAAAAGCACTTGAAGAAGCAAAAACAGAAGATGATATAAAAATAGTTGAAGCAGAGATCACAAAAATTGAAGCTGAAAACGTTGCAATTGAAAACGAGAAAAAAACCGTTGAAGCAGAAATTGAAGAACTTGAACAAGAACTTGAAAGCGTTCAAGAACGGGGAGCAGCTACAAACAAACAAACAAGAACAACAAGCAAAGGAGAAATTGACCCAATGAACAGACACCAAGTAAAAGAACTATTAAGAACGGGTGAATATTACAAGCGGTCAGAAGTAGTTGACTTCTACAATAAATTTAAAAATCTTAGAGCGGTAACGGGTGGAGAATTGACGATTCCTGAAGTTATCGTAAATCGTATTATGGAAATTTTAGGAGATTATTCAACGCTTTACCCACTAGTTGACAAAATCAGAGTAAAAGGCACGGCACGAATTCTTATTGACACTGATACAACACCGGCAACATGGGTTGAGCAGAATGCAGCTTTGCCGATTAGTGATGTTGGAACGCTTGCTTATTTAGACTTTGACGGCTTCAAGGTTGGAAAAGTAACTTTTGTTGATAATTATTTATTACAAGATAGTGTAATTAATCTTGACACTTATGTAACAAATAAAATTGCCCGTGCAATTGCATTAGCTTTAGATATTTCTATCTTGAATGGTACGGGTGCAGCAGGAAAACAACCAACGGGAATTATTCCAACAATACCGGTTGGAAATCAAGTAACGGTTGCAGAAGCTTCACCACTTGTAGAATTCTTAAAACCAATTGGATTAATTGACACGGGTATTGATTCCGTGGGAGAAATTAGAGCGGTTATGAAACGTTCAACTTATTACGCTTATTTCCTTGAATATAGCATTAATGTAAACGGTAACGGTGACGTTGTGGGTAAGCTGCCGAACCTGACACAACCCGACCTAGTAGGTATTCCGGTCACGTTCAATAATTCAATGGCGGCTGATGAGGTTTTATTCGGTGACTTTGATATGTACACACTTGTCGAGCGTGAAAATATTGCCATTGACAATAGTGAACATGTTCGATTTGTTGAAGATCAAATGGCATTCAGAGGAAAAGGACGTTTTGACGGAAAACCGACAAAACCGGAAGCATTCGTTTTAATCACAATCACACCGGCAGTATAAAACATAAACGTCTAAAATTTTAATTAAAGCAAAAGCTATATTTGAGATTGTTTCACATGAAACTAAATTAGTTTACCAAAAGGAGAATTAATAAAT